CCGCCAGTTGTTCGCTTTCCAGTCTTCAGGCCGGTTCGGCTTAAATGGCTGACAAGTGAATGGCCGGTCGGCGATACACTCATCAGTTATCACCAGGGTTTTACCGTCTGCAAAATGTTCCAGGACCCTAACGGCCACAGGGCCGGCATTGAAAACAGTGCCAGGTTTCAGATGCTTAATTTTTACCTTTACGCTCATAAGGTTTGCCTCCTTCTCGTCAGCGTTCATTGTGCGCTCCTTTCACTTTAGCTCGATTCCATAGTCCTTTTTGAGCGCGTGCTTGTAGTCCGCAATGCTGGCATATCCTTGGGCGACCACGTCGGCGCGATTATTGATTTCCTGCCATCATTCAGTGCGCCCTCGGCTTCTTCGCGGGTGAGAAATACGGTTTTTCCAAAAAGCGGAATATGCTTATAATTAAACTTGATGTATGTGATTTTAAAACCGCATTTTGTCCATTTGTTTCCGCAAATCAAGCCATTGTTATCGTGCCTTACAAAAGAGCATCCGCATCTATTTCCGGCGCAAGGCATACATTCTTCGTAATCGTCTTTGTTTGCCTTGTATACAGGATATCCAATCGGCACTGGCAGCACCACCAGCCGCCCTTCTTGCTCTGCCTCGCAAATTTCGCGGAGGCGGTCAATGGAGATGCCCTCAATCCATTCGACATGATGTCCGCAAGCGTCATGAAGTTCTTGCCAAGTGACTCTACTGGCGTCTACTTCTTCGTGGCAATTTGTGCAGTACCAATATGCTATTTTGCTCACGCTCATTCTCCTTTCACTCTGTATGTAATCACCGGCCCATTCAGCGCCTTTCTTTCTTCTCGCGTCAGACTGTCATACGGGAGTCTCATGGGGCCACGGTTGCGCGGGTGCGGCTTATACCCGCTTTCTTCATCGTACTTGTCATACGTAATGCCAATTCCGGCTGCCCGCCCATTGTTAACAAATTCCGTTTTTAGGCGTTCGTTAATGTGGCGTTTACGCATGGTTATTCTCCTTTCTCCGGCGGTTCGCCAATCAGCTCTGCCGCTTGCTTCAATGCCTCTGTCTCAAACTGGTGAGGAAAGTCCGGGTCTTTATTGACGTAGGCAAAGAGCATGTCCCAGAGAGCTTTACGTAACCGCTTCACCTCATTTTCAGCTCTTTTCAATGAGTCAACGGCCTTTCGCGTCCCCTCGCTGTCAATCGTTAGGTCTCCGATAGTGCTTGTCATGTATGCGGGTTCTGAGAATGCCAAACTCTGTAGCCGCTCAATCTCCCTGTCACGCTCGGCGAGTAGGTCTAGCAGGTATGGAATATCTTCGCGGGAATTGGCAATGAATCGAGCATCATCTTCCGTGCAATAACACACTGCACGCACACTCGATTTTGACTTCACGGCCCATAAAGACCCACTTTGATGTTTTATTAACCACGGCCCAAGCGTTGCCTTCTCGCACCGTTCGCGGATTTCTTCAAGTCTGTTCATTGTTGGCCTACTTTATCGGTTTTCCACAAAAATTACGGTTTTTCCAGAGCCAGTGTAGCTTGCTCATAGCACCTTACCTCCGTGTTTGTATGGCCGGGTTTTGTTGTAATCGTGCTTTATTTTCAAGATAGCCTCGATGTCGATACCTTCCTTACCGCAATAGTCCAATATGCGTATGATGCAATCGGCAAGTTCTACAGCGACGCCTTCCGGCTTGTCTCCATGGTTGCAGAAAGTTTCACGCACGTTCAGGCAGTTCCCGCAGTAATACTCGTTATAGTCCCGGCAGTAAACCATTGGGGCGCCTTTTCGGTATTCTTCCAGCGCTTCCGACAACTCGGAGTGGCACAAGGCGATTATCTCCCCAAAGCTGCGTTCTTTATCCCACCAACCGTGCTCCACTGCGTTTTGATGGACTTCCCTTGTGAAATCATTGAGCTTCAGCATCTTCCGCGCCTCCCGTTGCAATCTCCCCTGCACACGCAGCGTATCCGGCTAGGTCGATGTAGTTATCAGGCTTTTCCTGTCCAGTGGCTATTCTGGCAATTTTTAAAAGCGCCATCATGATTCCAACATCTTCCGGGCAGATATCGATATCCGCACCAGGAGCACAGCATCTTGCCCTCATGTACGAAGCCCAAAGCTCCGCAATCGGCCCGAAATTATCCTCCGGTGCTCCGTATTGATTCTCCCTGTCCTTGGTCACAATCTCCACTGCGGATTTCAAGATTTGTTCTCTGGTCATTTACTTCCTCCTTTCGTGTACAAGCCCCTGCAAGGCCCTACAAGCGTTTTTCTTCTTAGCTGGGTAATTTTACCTTTTCATCCTCAAAACCCGCTCCAGCGGCCTCCTGTTCGGCGTAGGAGCATCCCTGCATCGTTCCAACGTATGTGTTGTACTTGCACCGCTGGCAGCAGTAGCGGCAGACGCTTCGGCCACGAGCTTGAGGTAGAGGGCATTTTCGTACAGCACATCGGTAATACCATTGCAGGCAACGATCGCATAGTTTTAAAAATTTACTATCTTGCAACTCAACGCCCCCATCCATTGGCGTGGACTTCATAGGCGAAAGCGTCCATGTCTTTATATTGCTTTATGTACTCTTTTCGCCGTTTGCGATCTTCTTGTAGTTCCGCATAATGGCGGCATGTTGCATGGCACGTGGGATATCGCTCGGTACATCCGTGACAGTGTTGCTTTTCCACGCTCTAAAACCTCCTTCCAGCGGTAAATTAGAATTATGAGGGCGGTGCAAATTACCATCTGTGATACTGCTTCACCGACAGTAGCTTGTCCTAAATCAACTGCGCCGGGGGAACCTAAAACCAAAAGCACAAGGACAAAAACTACTAAAGTCTTTAAATTCACGATGCCAACAGCTCTCCTTTCTTTAATGCCTCCCTTGCTGCGTAGTAAAGCAGTCCATAAATGATTTGCCCTGTTTCGCTAGGCTTACAAAACACAATCGTGATGTTGAACCGAATCTGCCAAGATAACATGGAAGCGATAAGGCTCTTGGGGTCTAACTTGCTTCGGTAGTTGTGAAGGAATATGTCGCTCCACGAAGCGTTTTCGACGAGCAGGAAAACCTTTAAACTATCTGCTTTCGCTCGCGTGAACTCGTCCTCAAACCGCTGCCTATCCATGGTAAAGTTTCCTGCAAGCTCATCCAGTGACGCTTTCCGCTCAACCACAATATCGTGCTCTAACGTCATGTTACCTATCATGGCTGAATAGTCGCCTGTATCAAGTTTGCGGGTGGTGTGGGCTACTTTGATTTTGTCAAAGTAGCCCGTTACGTGACCGTTTACCTGTTCGCGGCTATCTACTATGATTGTTAGTTGTTTCAGCAGTTCTTTGATTTCAGAGTCGGTATAATGACGTTTCATAGCCGCCTCCTGCTAAAAAGGGAGATCGCCATCCGAGCCATCAATCTCTTGGAAAGTTGTCACGGTTTGTCGTACCGGAATAGGCCCTTCCCACGGCGGGAGCTTTTCGGCTTGTTTGGGGGATAGGAACCATTTGACTTTGAGGTAACCGTTTTCGTCCTTGTCAAACTTTGCCGCACCGACAGCGCCTATCCAACCAAGCGTATTATGGTCTTGACGGTCAATTCCAAATGAATCCAAGAAGCTTGTAACATTGCGGTTGAAGTATTCATTCTTGACGATATAATGTTTAACCCTGATGTTGCTTCCGTTCGGCTTTACCGTTATGACAAGCATCGGAAGCCCTTTTTTGCTTGTGGTTTCCTCCACATCAACCACTTCGCAGCGGTAATCTCCAGGTTCCAGTCTGCTGCCGCCTTCTTCCGGTACGTAATCGTCCCAAATTGACATTACACATTCCTCCTAATACTTTGATTTCCAGTTGCTACAATAAACATCCACCAACCGCAGCTTGTCCAAAAAGTCCATGAAATGCTTGATAGTGTGCTCGATAGGCTCAACATCATCTGGGCGGTAAGTTTCTGTATAGACGTACTGACCGTCGCAGATTTTGTATTGAAACTCCATAGCCTCCGGCACGAGCGCAAAATACATGGGATGCTGCGGGCTTTCTAGGTATTTTCCGACGCTGTACGACTTGCTGTATTTGGTATCGTAAATGATTCCTTCTTTTAAGAAGTCCAGCTTTCCGTACAGTACGAAGTTAATGCCTTGTACTTTTACATCCTTGTAGACAGCTACTTGCTGCTGTGCTCCATACAGAATCGGGTAAAGTTCCATGATAGGCTTGTACCATTCATGTGCTGGCTCGATTTCTGCACCGTTGAGAACAGCACATAGGACATTCTCAAATCTCTGTCCTTCGAGCATGGCCTTGTTTGGCTTGATAGGTTCCTTCCTCAAAGTTTTTAGGAAGTCCTCATATCCGCTGTCGAGCTTTAAGGCCCACAGCCACGACGAAAGCAGCGATTGAGTGATTAGGAATCGGTTACTTGCCTTTGACGACATATCTCTTTACCTTCGGGTCGTAGGCATATCCGAGGTCGTTTACCTTCGTTTTGAATGCCGCCTCAAGCTCCTTCAAGCTGGTGAGAGCGTGGTTTAACTTGCGGATGTTCTCCATCGCAGGAATGGCTTTTTCAGGAGCATCGATGCTGTCCAGAATGGCTTTGCCTTCCGCCATGGCTTTCTCATAGGCTTCTTTTTGCGGTTTGAGTGATGCAGCTTCGGCAGCAAGATTCGCTTTGACTTGTGCGAATAGTGTGGTAAGGAAATTGTTCGGTTCGCCGTCTTTCAGTTCTGGCACTTCCACCATTCCCTTGATGCCGTACGCGCTTTTCGCGTTATAGTTCATGGTCGGTGTAAACCCGAGATAACGCTTTCCATTGATGATAGCAAGGTGCGCACCGAGGTCGGCGGGCTGCCATACCAGAGTCTTAGCAGAGCCTTCACATACGATGTCGTAGAAAATCTCGTCGCCCTGCTTTTCCTTGCTTTCGTGGAACAGGAGCACCACGTTAAAGTTCCTGCGTAGCTCGGCGAACAGTCTGAGGAACTCTGCCTTGACGATGCCGAATCCCTGCAAGCTGATACCGCCTGATGCCTTGCTAGCCTTCGGGTCAGTCCGGACAGCCCACTCTTTCAGCATGTCAATAAGAGCACCGCCGGTATCGATAGCAACGGTCTTGTATGTACCGATAAAAGACTTGGTGTCGTTGAGAAGTTCTTCATAGGTTTTGCAGATACTCGCATCCTTTCGGTAAGCTGGATTGACGCGTGCCATGCCTTCGTCTGCATCAATCAGCACAACATCCGGTGCGGATAGGGCAAGGGTAGTTTTACCGGTTCCGGGCAGTCCGCTGATAATCATTACGATGTTTTTTTCGCTAAAGTCCATTTCGGCTGGCTTCACAATGGCCATTTTTCACTCTTCCCTTCTTTTCTTGCTGTCGTTTTTGTGACTCCAAATATCGTTGACGGGCAGCGCACGTTGCTTCGCACCCACTGTCGTAGTTCCCTATGCAGTAATAGCACGGGTTTGTGTCAGATCGCCTTCCTCCTTTCATTCTCCCAGCCACCGCCCATCGTATTGGCGGTTTAAGTATGCAAGCTCTTCCGGTGTGAATGTTGAGAGCATTTCCTTAAACCGAGTTTCCGTATCGATTTCGCAATCAGGGCAAAGTCCGGAGCCGGCTTGACTTTTGCTTATGTAAGCGCCGCACTTTCGGCAGGTATCAGCTGGTTCGTAATTGGTCGATTGACACGCCGGACATTCTGTTATCGTTTCGTAATTCAATCCAGGCAGCTCGGAATGCCATTCCCTCACTACCCGCGGGGTTTCAAATGCTTGTCCGCATTCCAAGCAGATGTACATGATAGCCTCCTTTCTCAAAACCGTTATCTTTTGATATCCCTTTCGGCCTCCCATTGTGACACAATCTCATCCGCCGCTTTCAGAACGGTTTCAGATTTAGGTGTCGTTACCCTTCCATTTTTAAAAAATGAAAACTCGGCCGGCGTGACTCGGAATCCGCGATTTCTCAATTCGCTGATAACGTCCACTTGCTTTCGGCCCAACCGTGCCAACCTTACGTCCATATCGTAACGCGACAAATTATCACCTCACTTTCTGGTTAACAAGTATTCTGCAAGTTGTGGAATAAGGATTCTCCTGACTTTATTTCCAGTGGTTCTCCGATAAAAGTTTGGATCGCTTGTAAGCTTATAGTGGTGCTCGCCCAACACTTTCGCCACTACAGAAACAGCAGGGTTGATCTCTCCATTAAACTTCTCCATTAGGCTTTCAACGGTGGCTTTGTATACCATTTCATTCATTGGCACTCCCCCATGTTCGACGAAATACTACTTAATCTGCACTAAACGCGAACAATCGATCTGTGCAAATAACCAAAATCTTCTAAACTACCCTCCTTCCAATAACCCACCATTGACAAGAATTTCCGAGGATGTTAATATGAAATTGCCTAACAATCATATTGCGCCCCTCTAAAACTTGCCGAGATATGCTTTTCGGCAGGTCTGGTTTTTTCGTTTGGAAAATTGGAAATAATTTCTTTACTTAAAGTATATTTCATCAATTGAGGAAAGTCAAGGAAAAAATGTCCTCATTTGGTGAAATTGTGTATGTTCTCTAAATGATTGGAGTTTTTAATATGGTGTTTTTGGACAGGCTGTACGGTTTGCTTAATGAACGCGGAATCACAAAAAACAAACTATTGACTGATTTGAAGTTGGGAAGAAACTCTTTTGTTAATTGGGAATCACGAGGAACAGTCCCGAGCGGAGACATAATTATTAAAATCGCAGACTATTTTCAAGTATCGATTGATTATCTCTTAGGAAAAACGGACAAAAAAGAAAGGCCCGCCCCCAAAATTGGGGACGAGCTATATGGAGAAGAAGCTAGGCTATTGCAATGGTTTCGGGCGGCAAGTCCTGATATGCAGGAGGCAATTCTAAATATGTTAAGAGCGGCGGTGCAAGCTCGTGAAGGTCAAGATCATTCAAATAAGGACGACATTTCCGAAAAAATAAAATGAGCTCATTCTCAACGTTGGTATTTATTACTGCTTTTGAGTGTTTCTCCATCGGGTTATCCTCCTTACGTGATGTAGTAATATTGTGTCAAACCCAGATGTCAATTCCTAAATTTTATTGCACAAGCCACAATTTAGGTGCAGAATTATAGTAGCACAACAAGAACATAAGTTCAAGTGTCAAGTGCAACTATAAATTGCACAAAAATGCAACGCAGATTTTTAAGCAGGAGGTGAAAATCAATGAAGAAACGAAATTATGTAAAAACAATAACGATAGGTGGAAAACGTTATTATTTTTACGGGCATACCAAAACAGAAGTGATAGTAAAATCTGAAACGTTTAAAGAACATTTGAGGACTTTGTCCAATAATGGAGGAAGTTATGAAAAAGCGGAAGGACGGACGATACGTTCAATCAATGGTGATTGACGGAAAGCGCAAGTTCTTTTATGGTCGGACTAAATCGGAAGTACTCCTAAAAATTAAGGAGTATGCAGAGAAAAAAGAAAAAGGGCCGCTTTTTACAGACCTAGTAGATTCTTGGCTGGAAGAACACGAAACTAAAGTTACGGATGGGACAATGAGGCCATACCGTACTGCGGTTAAGCGCTTAAAAAAACGATTTGCCGGAAAATATATTTCTGAAATTTCAGCGAAAGAACTCAACAACTTTATTGTATCGTTGGGGAAGCAGAACCTATCTCACAAAACTGTATGCCATCACTTATCGGTTATAAATATGATTTTTCGGCAAGCCATGATTGATGGATATATCGAATCTAACCCTGCCGAGTTTATCAGTATACCAAGAGGGCTTAAAAAGACACCACGCGAATTACCGTCTGATGAAGATATTGAAAAAGTTAAGAACGCAGTCAACGAACCTTTCGGATTGCTCGCCTATTTTGCATTATATACCGGCATGAGAAAAGGCGAGCTGTTGGCGCTAACCTATCAAGATATAGACAGGAAGAACAAAACCATATCTGTCAACAAGTCTGTATACTGGAAAGGGAGCAAGCCATATCTTAAAGAACCAAAAACCGAGGCCGGCAAGCGCGTAATTCCTCTTTTGGATGATTTAGCTGCTGTATTGCCAAATCAACACATTGGATATGTATTCCCAGGGCCAAACAATGGATTGATGGGACATTCATATTTTGAAAGGCACTGGAACAAATATAAAAAGGCCACAGGAATACAATGTGGCCTTCACCAACTGAGACATGCTATGGCAACATTCTGCTTTGAAGCCGGATTGGATGAAAAAGATGCCCAAGACATTCTTGGTCATGCAGATATTACAACGACTCGAAATATTTATACGCACATCAGAGAAAAGCGGCGGAGTGTAAATGCGCAAAAGCTAAATGATTACTTGTTGTCAAATGTGAGTCAAAATCAGAAAATTGCTGACAACAAAGCCAAATAGTGTGGGTTCGATTCCCATTACCCGCTCCA